GAGGAAATACTTATAGATACAATAGACATGTATAATGGTTGATAGAATTAGGTATGTGTCAAGGAGTGGCGTGTGACTATAATAATTGCCGAACAGATCGAGGATGGGGAGAAACAGGAATGTTGCCCTATATGTGGATCTCTTGGGGTAGTTCATTTCGAGGATACCTCTACCATCCCAGATATGCAGCATAGATGCCTCAGGTGCAATGGAGGGTGGGATGGATGTGTGGTTAGTAACAGCAACACTCTTGCAGAGAGGCTATCAAACTCAGAACAGAAGTAATTTTTTCAATGAAAGATGATCAGAGGGGACGTAAATTCAGGAGAATGCCCGAAATATCCTATGGCAAATGTATTCGTAAGGAGTGTAGATCGGTATCGGATCTGGCGGACGGTCTATGCATGGTCTGTTGGGATCGTACATCTTACAAGTGTGATCTGTACGAGGAGGGTGAGGATTTTATAGGGGAGGTTGAGGACTCTGAAAATGAACCTGGAGAACAGAGAACTGGAAATAAGAGCCATATGAGTAATTTTCGATATTGAACTATTTTCCATATATGTGCTTTACATCCCTTCTGTCTTATGGTATACTACTAGCAGATTAAGAAAAGGAAGAAGGAGTAAGGCTAATGTTTGCAGAAGATCTGAAATCGTACATAAAGGCGGGTCAGCCTTTAATCTATGTGACTGCTCTAGAATTGCCCCGTGCGGCTTACAGCATTGAGACAATATGCAAGTCGTTGAATGGGGAAGGGTATCCTTTCCATGAGTGGAAGGTAACCACTGGTTGGGACGGCACGGGGTCTGGTGACGATCCCGCTGAAGTTTTCGACTGGATAGACAAGTTTGACGACAACAGTGTGTGCTTGCTGTACAACTTTCATGGGTTTATCGGTGAGAATCCCGATATGCCTACAGTACAGAATTTCATTGATGGCTATGCACGATGGAAGGGGATTCGTCCTCGCACCGTGATAGTTCTGTCTCCCATATACAAAGTTGCCCCGGAGTTTGAGCGGCTTTTCCTGTCTGTTCCTTACGAACTTCCCACTCCTGTTCAGATTGAAGAGATAGTGGATGTGGTAACTAATGAATGGGTAGAACAGGGATTGTTCTCAGGGTGGGAGTCCGATGATGATAAGAGGCGTGTCATAGCCAATGCTGGAGGTATGACTGAGAATGAGGTTGAGAACGCACTAGCCTTATCGATGATAAAGACAAAGACATCTGTTGATCCTAAAATCATTATGTCCGAGAAGGCTAAGATTTTAGAGAGTTCTGGTGTATTGGAGTACACTCCCTTTGATGGAGATATGTCTTCTGTGGGTGGTCTGCAACTCCTCAAAGAGTGGCTGATTAGGCGTAAGAATGTAATATTTGACCCACGGTCAAAAGATTTTGGAATAGCTAACCCCAAGGGAGTTTTTCTTCTTGGCCCTCCAGGAACAGGCAAGAGCCTTACGGCAAAATGTATTGCCCAGGAATTCGGTTTACCTTTGATCAAGTTCGATATGAGCAAGGTCTTCAGTAAGTTTGTAGGCTCAAGCGAAGAGCGCATGAGGATGGTATTTAATCAGATAGAGAGTCTTGCCCCTGCAGTGTTGTGGGTGGATGAGATTGAAAAGGCAATGGCAGGTGCAAGTGGTGGCGGAGAACAGGACTCTGGCGTAAGCAAGCGTGTTTACGGACAGATGATTACCTGGATGGAAGAACGCTCCAAGGACAAGCTGATTTATATAGTGGCTACTGCTAACAGCATACAGGGGCTTCCTGCTCCACTTCTCAGGCGGTTCGATGAAGTCTTCTGGGCCGACCTCCCTACACAGGCCAACAGAGAAGAAATCTTAGAGATTCATCTGACAAAGCGTGGCAAGGAAATGCCCTCTAAGTCCAGTGTGGGTAAAGTAGTTAGTCTTATGCAGGGTTTTTCCGGGGCCGAGATTGAGAAGGTCGTGGATGCTGCTCTAGTTGATGCATTTGCAGACGATCCAGATAGCCCTATTTTAAAAGGCAATCATTTAGAGGTAGCTGCATCAGCCATAGTGCCTCAGGCTAGGTTAAACCGTGAGGAAATAGAATCTTCTCGGACATGGGCATTCGGCAGGTGCAAAGAGGCTCAAGAAGGAGAGCCAGTACGTTTGGACAACATCAATATAGATAAAATGAATCTTATGGCAAGCCGTAGGGTGAGTTTGAACTAGGATGATGTGCTTGACGTATTATCTAAATTAAGGTAAAATATAGGAAATAAAGAAAAGGAAGGGATTAGGAATGGTTTTAACATCGGTTTCGGTTAACGGTACGGGCGAATCAAGGGAGCTTGGGGGTATATGGAATAAGGGAATTCTTTGCCGCATACAGGGCGGCATTTGGTCCATGGAAGCCCGCCTTGATCCTGGAGACTTAAATATGCGGGGAGAAGAGCTTCCAGATTTTGTGAGGCTTGGATCAAAGCGACTACTTCCCAGCAAGGTCAAGCACGACTTTCTGAATACGATTGGCAGGGCACGTAATGCTGCTGATCGCTATGGGTTTCCATTTTTCATAGGTGGCACCTCTTTCATACCATTCGAGAATTTTGATCTGCTGAAAGAGGCCATAGAGAAAGAACGAACGACTTTTTTTGAGCATGTTGATAAGTTCATAAGTAGGTATGAAGATCATCGAAACGAGTATCTGGAAGCGTATCCTCAACATGCAGGTTCTCTGGCTATGCACTATCCAGATGTTGATTTTGTTCGGAGTAAGTTCAAGTTTGAGACAATCTACTATGCTGCGAACATTGGGAGTGTTATGGGGGCCGATGGCACGGCAGAGGATATGTATCTGTCTTGGGCCGTAAATTCAATGAACACTCTTAGGGCTGAAGCACGTCAGATAGCCGATAGAATAATAGAGGCGGATGCGAACGGCGGTAAGATAGATGGTCGTAATATGCGTCCCGTCCAGGGTCTGAGAGATAGAGTATCTGCAATGGATCTGTTGGAAGATCCTGATCTTAAGAGAGCAATCTTAGCATTGTCAGTGTCTCCTCCTGAGGGCATGAAGGAATATGCCAAAGAGTTGAAGGATGCTGCTGTGGATGTAAATCCTCTGTTTGTTAGAAGGATTTTAATAGATTAAAAAGGGAGACATGATGGGAAAGGCTATACAAGAAATTCAAAGTCAGAACGGCAACGGTACATATAACATAGTTCTTGGTAAGGATTATCGAATCTATTGCACATGCAAGGCTTGGCAGTTCAGTAGGCCACCGATCAAAGAGTGCAAGCACCTACGAGAGCTATTCGATGTAGCTATTGAGGGACAGAGCGTTATGGTGGCCCTCCAGAAGCCGAAAGAGCCAAAGAGAAACGAGGGAATGTTCATCCGTAGGATTCTCATAGATTAATAAAAAAATTGAAGTGCTTGACTTGTATAGATATTTCCTATATAATGGGAACAAAGAAAAGGAAGTTTAGAAAATGCCGTGCTACATAACATATCGAACTTACACAACTATTAAGGATTCTGATTACGTTTCATTTTTGGATGCTGTCAGGTCTCTTGGTTACCAAGTGTCCACACTAGGATCGGTTATTGAGATAGATGGTGGTCGTGTAACTCTTAATCAATCGGGTGGCGGGTATGAGCTTGTTGGAGATAGAACTTTATGCGGTAAGTTTTTGCAGGAGCATAAACTCCGTAAGGCCGAAAAGGACGCAAGAAAGAAGGGTCAACGCACTAAGAGGTTGGTCAAGGCTAATGGTGATATAGCATTGGAGATTGCATAATGGCAAATAAGAAATTGATTTTGACATTCTCAGCTTCTGGTACTGAAATAACGGCGGAGCTTGAGGGGTTCCCTCCTGGGGCTACTGCTGAGAAAGAGGCGGATAAGTACCTAAAGGGTATAGCTGTTAAGGATAAGGTCGGACATCGCCCGCACAAACATACAAAGGAAGGTCAGGTAGTCTACACAGGCTAGTTATGAATACTTTTAATGACAAAAACATAGAGCATTCACGTTCGAAGACTCAGAAGCTGCATCCCAAGGAAACGTCTGCTTCAGCGGTTGATACGTGGTCTGGGATATCTTTTGTCAGTACGCCCACCTCTGAGACTATTCCAGCCAAATGGGTATTCGTCTTTTTTGATTTACCTAGTGAGGAGTTTACTAGACGAGTAGCCTTACATAGGCAGTTCCGTAAGGTCGGTTTGGCAATGCATTCTCAGAGTGTTTACTTTATGCCGTATAGCCGACTGGCCTATAAAGCTGTTAGTGGCATAGATGAGAGCCTCATGGTGATAAGGGCAAATATTGAAGACAATAAATCAGTCCTTCTCGTTGGTTTGTATCAAAGGCTTATAGAGTCTCTGTTTCTAGAGGTTGAGAATAAGGTAGAGGAGCTTGCAGAGGCTAAGGCCGATTCTGATAATACTCGTGGATATACAAAGAGGTATAAGAAAATGTTGGAGCGTCTTGACGATCTAAAATCTGTTGTCAAGTCTGTCCCATCTGATTCATATACACAACGCATCAAATTATTGGAGTTAATGGTAGAAGAGATTGATGAAAGAGCACCCGGGGTGGGAGTTAGTTATTAAGGAGAATTGAATGTCAGTAACTAGACAGCCTATAGAAGACAAGCAAGCATATACGATATTACTAGAGTGTAAATATGCTCCAATCTTAGATTGGTTTAATTATTGTCCAATGTGTGAGCATCCTGTTAAGAAAGGATAGGGTGGAGTCCATAGAAAAAATCGCCACATTTCCCGATGCTCCAGCTATAGAGTATCAGGATTTACGTGTTCCATTTTTAGAGATAAATACTCGTGAACAGTGGCAATATTTTGTCAGAAATATAGACAATGGAACATACATCCTGGTTCACGATGTGGATGTTTGGCATAGAACACGAGGAGTGATTCGTCCAGAACAAAGATGTTTTTTATATGATAAAATTTTACGGAAATTGGGATCCTGGGATGGATCCCATATTATTTCTAGGCATGATTCTCGTAAACGTTTGTGGGTTACTGTTTCCCTTCCTGATTATTTTTGTGATGTTTGTGGTAAGCGCATTAAGCCCTATAGAAAAGTATGTCAGTCATGCCGTATAAAGCAATATCATAGGGACAGGCCGTTTTTTCCCAGAAGAGAGCCTGTTGAGATTAGCATTGGAGACTATGATCTTGAATCGGCCTACCGCCAATTTAAGATGATTTCGAGGCATCAACGTTTAGTTGTTACTCATTTGGACTGCAATGGAGTGGATAGGTGCCTTCATGTACGGTATTATTTCCATAGATACCGCCAAACATTGCCTAAGCGTACTTCCAAAGTGTCTGGTAATATAACTGAGGTAGTTCAACTTTAATGTGTGTGATATGTGGGGAGTCTGTTGATCGTCAGGAATGTGATTTTTGTGGCGAATCAGTGTGTGATGATTGCATTATAGAGTCAGAAGGCATTTCAAACGACAGCTTTTGTTCTGAGGATTGTGCTAGGGATTTTGGTGAAGGTTAGAGGTGTTTCAAAAAGCTCACTTTTTTCGGTGAGAAATTGTTTTACATTTAACATTTAAATAGGTATACTCAGAATAATCGCTGTGGCGGTAAGGTAAGGTAAGGCTATGGAATGGGAAGATCGGTTTGATACATCTGTAAAGGCGTTAGTTAGGGAAATACTGACTATTTTGGAGAGTGTTATAGTTGTGGATAGCCAAAGGAAGGCTCTCCGTACAATAATGCGGAAAACAATTTATACTATTACAGATAACTTAAAAGAGGATATTATTTCTGAGGTCGGACCCATAAAACCTGCTTCTGTCGCAGATAAGCAGGAATTCACGTTCCCCAGAGGAGAACAGTAATGCCTGATCACCAGGGAAGACAGGATTTTCCAGAGGTAGCCGACGAAAAAATTAATATAGGTACTTTTAACGAGTGGGCACCTTTGGGGGTTTCAGATATATATTCTCCCAAGGAGGAGCCAAAGTTGCGGGATCAGGTGATGCTTGATCAAGCTGCCATGCTCAAAGAAATTGTAAGCATGATCGAAAGTTTTAGTGGCAAGAAGTCCACCGCTAAGAAAGTTGAAGATCCCTATAAAGGGTCTTCAATCAAGAAGGCCACCGGGTGGACTATGGATAAGCAAAATCCTGAAGTTCAAAGTGAGGGCTTCGGAAATGATGCTTATTATAGACCTCCCAGTAAGAAAGAACTTTCCACAGGTCATGCTTCTATGAGGGGCGAAAAGTCTGAATGGGATACTCATGGTAAGCCAAAAACATCTGGGGTTAATAAACAGGAGTTTGAAAAGTCTGGATTTGAGATGTGTGCAAAGTGTGGAGACAAGTTGGAGAAGGGCGGTGGTTGCCCTCCCTGCGACGAAAAAGAAACTTTAGAGAAGTCAATTGTTAAGTCTATAAATACTTATCTGAGGTAAATATAGTGCCAGCCGAATCTGAGTCCCAGAGAAGGGCTGCTGGTGCGGCTTTAGGAGCAAAACGGGGTGGTTCTGTTAAAAGCCTTCGTGGGTCTTCTAAAGGTATGTATGAAAGTATGACTGAGGACGAACTGGAAGATTTCGCCAGCAAATCCCTTCAGTCGTCTCCTTCCAGGGAGGGAGAACCAAGCCACGTCCCTTCGTTGCCTAAAGCTACTGAATCTTTGAGTACCTTAGATAAATCTGCCAGTTTAAATATTCTCGTTAAGACTATAGATTTTTACTTGAAAGAGGGTTCTCAATCCTCTATTGCCGGGTTTACCTCTAAGAATTTTGATATTTGTCCTAATGCTGTAAATGTTTTCAGGAAGTTAGAGGGTAGTGTCAATTCGAAGACGAAAGACTCCATTGTATTTGCGGCTAAGGCGACTGATGATTTTTTGGGCGTAGAGAAAAAGGCAGTATCAAGCAAGTCTGCTTCTCTGGATGATATAGAAAATATGGTAAACCTCATGCAAGCCGCCCATTTTCATTCTGGAGAGGTAAGTAGTCTCATAGGAGAAGATCTATCTACCGATTTTTCCTTTTCTACTGGGCATCTTATTACGGTAATGGGGCATTATGAGTCGGAACAGTAGGAGACCCCGTACCACTGTTTCAGAATTAGAAGTCTCTATCATAGGGGCTATAGATGGGTATTTTTTAAAATATGGGTGGGGCGATGAGGATTTTGTAGATGGTGACATGGGTGATGCGGGCAGATGGGTTACTACCACTCCCGATGTTAAGGAAACTAAACAAGTAGCCTCCCCTAGTGACACTCCAGTGGAGTCCCCAGAGCTTCCAGCCGACGTTGAAATGCCAGAAGCCGTAGGTAAGGACTGGAGCAGCGGGAAAACTCCTGCCCCAGTCAGCCAGAGCTATAGCATGGACTTCTACGGCGGTGGAAATGAGGAGGATTTTGCAGCCGCCCCAGAGTGGATAACCCAGGAGCGGGAGGGTGGGTACTCCGCAGGAGCCGTTTCAACCCCGAAGGTAACATCACAACCTGTTCAAACGACGGAGGAGTATTATGATGCTGATATTGCGGAGGAGACACTTACGCCTTATGTAGCCCCAGTATCCACTGTGGACACTTCTAGTTATGAGGATGCAGATGCTTATGCATCCGAATATGAGTCAAATATACCCATTCCCCCTACCGTAGAACCTTCTCCGACTAGTGACCTGGATTCGGATGTGGCGGCTTATGAACCTTATGATAGTCAAGAAGAATGGTTGGGGGGGTATGTAGCCCCTGCCGCAGGGTCATCATCGGTTGACCCAGTCGATACCTATTCGTCTGGACAATGGGATGATGACCCTGAGGCAGATATTCACGGAGATTTCCCTAATTATGGTGGGGGATCACCCATTACTTCCCAGCCTTCACCTATCCCTGTAGACACTTCTAGTTATGAGGATGCTGATACCGAATGGACATATGATTTTCCTAGTCAGACAACTGACCCCCTCCCTCCTGTTAGCAATGCAGATCCTACACCCGATTATGGGGATGCTGATCAGAGCTATGACCCGAATTTAGAGCCACTTATACCAATAACAGACAACACTGTGGGGAGTGTAGATCCTATAGATACAGTAGCTATAGGAGTTACCGATCCCGATAATGTTGCCATAGATCATAGAGGTCCCGGTTCGTCTGGTTCTAGTGGTAATATGGGTGGTTCCTCAGGAACCATTGATAATGATCAAACCGACTCCGTTGTCCCTGGAGAACATGAAGACGACGGCGGCAACTGGTTCACGAATTTCCCAGGTAATGTTGTCGATGTTGGTGGTGATGTGGTTAGTGGTGGAAAAGATCTTGTTTCGGGTGCCTATAATACTGTCACCGATGCGGCGGGTAAGGTTTATGACCTAGCGTCTGCTGGGGTGGGCAGTGGGATTGATATCGCAGGTAATTTCGTAGATACTGCTGCATCAGCAGCAGGTTTACTGCCGTGGACTGAGTCCAACCTGAATATACATGATTCAGGCACCACATCATCCGCCAACACTGCTGTTGCTCACCTGGGCACAGGTGGGTCTGGCCCAGGTACTCCTGCTTACATACCCGACAGGGACGGCTACGATAAGAGTAAGAGTCGTACATGGGGCCATGAAGATGATAGTATAAAGGAAATAACCAGCTATTTAGAGCGGTACGGATAGGGTGTTCAATCTAAAGGTAAGGGGATTGTGGGAATTATGACTTTAGTCAACAAGGTTAAGAGATCAAAGGGAATACAGGAAGTAGAGAAAAAACGAAAACTTAACATAGCCTGGATCCTTGAAAATAAGGGAGATCTGTTAGAGAATTATCCTAATCGTTGGGTAGTAGTGGACGATGAGTCAATACAGTTGGTAGAGATTGATTTCTCTAATATGTATCGAAATATGAGAAATCGTGGATTGAATGACACATTGGTTTATTATTACGTTATTGAGTTGGATCCGCCCCCAATATTTGTGACCCCAGTGGAGATAGAATATGACTGGTCAGAAAAAGCCGGATGGTACAATTGATAGGACATTTCTTCAGGGATTAGACCTAATGCTTGGGTCTTTGATACAGAAGAATGATGTTCTGGGGGAAGAACCTATCCCAGATTCAAATGGGGATGTTGATGTTGGCTCTGTACTTGAAGATGCTGATAATGGGGCAATGGACAAGCAAAAAGATGATGAATCTTCAGAATCTGCTACATCTGAAACAGATTCACTTGAAGTCGCTACTGATCTAGGAGACAAGACCAATCTTCCTCCAGAGATGGGGCGTAAAGAGGACAAGGGCGAGGAGGGACTTGTTGACGATGGGTCAATAGCTGAGCCTATGTTACGTCGTAGGGAAATTCGAAAAGCTGTATTGGGGGGTATGGATCGTGGTGTAGATCTTTTTCAATTATGGGCTGATGTAGACAAGGTAATAGAGAAATCTTCAGATTATTCTCCTCATACATCGGATGTAGATATTTTGAAATCATTCGATTTATGTGAGTGCACTAAAACTGAGGACATAGTTGAGGGAACCCTCGTTTATAAGATGCTTACAGATAGAGGTAGCCGACCTTCCAGTGAGTGGTGGAATGAATGTGTTACGTTTGCAAAGAGTATAGAGGGCATGGAAGAACCTGCATTTTTTGCAGCTTTTATGTATTACGAGCCTGATAATTTCAATCCTGAGAATTTTATGAAGGGATTGAATGACACTGGGGGCACGCCGAGGGCATCTGGACGTGGGGTATCTCACGATACCGAAATAGATGAGAATATAGGGGCGGCTGGTGGTCAGGCTATTGACGGTCTGGGTATGTCTAATGACGGAGAAGGGTTCGACAAGGAGTTTATGGAGGGCGGGGGCAACACTTCGGGCGGCTCTGCGTCTGTTAAGCATTGCAGTCATGACGGCAAGAATTTTGAAGATGAATGTGACTGCCCAAACCATGAAGATCCTGTACACAAGACTTGAGCGTAGTTTCGCTTCGACGTGATCGAAGTGAGGAGCATATGACACAAGAGCTACTTAAACATGTTGATGAGATGATTGAATCTGTGATTGTCTCAGAGCTTGGGTTCTTTCAGGACAATAATTACACCATCGATCTTTCTGTGAAGACTGAAGATGGTGAGGATTCTTTTTTTGTGCGCCGGAACGGTGCTGTTCTCTATGCTGGACCTGACGGAGCGAAGGCCGCTTCCCAGTTTTATTCTCAGATAGCTCAGGTTCATGAGGATGACCAGAACGGTGCTGATCCAGATTTTGCTACTCTGAGAGAAATTTTAGAGGCTCGAAACCAGCATGTGAAAGAGGCTCTTTCTCAACTGGGCCACACGGATTTGGCCCGGTCTTTGAGTAAACTTACTTTCAAATCTATTGATAATGAATGGCACGATATATTCTTTTCTCCCGATGCTACAGAGGAGATAATCAAGGGAGAGCGTGTAGAGAAGCTTATACCTGCCGTTATCGGAGCGGCTTTAGGGGCAGTGGGCCAGGTTGCGGGTACAGTAGTGGATGCTGCTACGAATGTGGAAGCTTCGGATCCAGATGAGACCAAGCCAAAAAGTAAGGCTCCTAAAGTGGGGGGTGTAGATAAATCTGTTTCTGACAATCTTATTTACACTGAGGATGATCGTTCTGAGGAAGCAAAAGATTTAGAGAGTCCAGCCAATTTTGATGAGGCTGCCAGCAAACCCAATCTTATTATGCGTCAGGAGCTTGAGAACACTTCTGAATACCAGGGAGTGTTCTTCTTCATTAAAAATTCTTTTGAAGAGCTTCTCTTTGTGAAGCGCACTGGTGCTCCTTATTGGGAACTTCCCGGCGGATTAAAGAAGGAGGACGAATCTCTTAGAGATGCATTGAAGCGTCAGATTGCCCTATTAAACTTAAAAGCACGACAGGCAAAACAACTTGGCTCTGTCAGTATGGGTGAGGGCCATGTAAGTGGGATGATATTTGCGGTATCGGTGTCTGGTCAGATAGTTCTTCCTGATAAATATGATTCACTCACATGGGTCTCCGTAGGAAGTTTGGCGAATGTGCCATTGGCCCCTGATTACAATATCGATGAATTAAAGGACATGATCACTACCTCTATGGATGATCCTGAGGATAGGCTTTATCTGTCCACCAATGTTAGCAATGATATTTACAAACAACGAGATATAACTGATTTAGGTGATCCATTTCAGTCGGTGGGCGATAATTATGTTCCTCCTGGGGTTCGTGGCTCAGTTGTTCAAGATGGGGTTCGTGGAGGTGTCCAAGCTAGAGAGATAGGGGACAATCTGAAACATCTTCGTAACCAAGTCGGACTTAAACACCATGAGGAGTCTGAGGGTGTTTTTAAGTACCCAGACAATAATCCAATACCTGAGGGTGAGGATGAAGATCTGGATCCCGGAAGGGAGCATGTTGAGGAGGAGAATAACCCCTATCTACATAAGAGTCGGGACGGTTCTCGACAGTCATATATGGGTCTTAGACAGTCATATATGGGCCTTAGACAGCCAGTAAATAAGGAATCTCCTGTGTGGGAGACGGAGACCGATAGTGAGTATGTCGAGAAATTCGATACCCAAGGTTGGGATCCCGGTCACCCAGAAACAATAAATGATAGTCGCATGCAACCTAGAGGTATTCCTCAGGAGCGGCTAAGTGAGCGTATTGAGAAGGGTGAAGATGAGGGAATAGGGGCTAAAAGAACACTTGTAAAGGTTAATGAGTACTCTAAAAGACTTATAGATATTTTAGGTGACAATGAAGAAATAGATTTTTGGGTTCTCGATAAGATTTCTCGTACAGGCTCCTATATGAGCGATATATATCATCATTTGACTGATTCTAGGAAACTTGATGTTCAGCAGAAAGCATATCCTTTCACGGTAGACAGGCCGGAAGATATGCAGGATCCGATTTCTGCTCAACGCAAAAAAGACAAATTATCTCCTGCCAGTGAGGAAGCTCTTTCCAGTGCAGAGGCTGGGACCGGTACTCAAGCTTTTAGTTCTGGAGCAGTAGTAGATTTACCTGAATCTATGGATGCTGAGATAGGTGTTCAACCGCATGCCGTACAGGGTTCTGGATCTGAGGGTGTTGAGGGGGGTGGAGATGGGAGCATAGATATGATTCCAACTCCAGATGCCTCTATGAATATTGATGAGGCCGAGAAGGCTTCGGAGTTCGATTCAAGATTGAGATCCCTTAGAAAGAAAGATCCACTTGTTAGAAAAGATACTGTTGGATCATATGATGATCACCATCATGATAGATTATCCAAAGTAAATACTTTTGAATCTAGGTTGGTTGAGTTAAAAGAAGGTGGAGGTGATGGTGGGGGAGGTGGCAGTTTTGGTGGGGATGGCGGTAGTGGAACTGCTATGACCTCTGGTGGAACTCACACTGCTACATATGGTGGTGGGGGGACTTCTACTGCTTATGACAGTTCTTTGAAGCCCAAATCAGCCGAAGTAACTAAATCTGATTCTGACAAAGAAGAAGAAAAAGAGTCTGAAGTAGAAACTATATTTGAGAATGTAGCTGAAACTGTAGATAGCAGTTTGGAGAAAAATGCTGATGTTTACGGCACTACGGAGGGGCTATCTCAGCTACCAGCCCCAGACGTGCCTGAGCTTGGACAGACCAAAGATCCTAAAAAATCTAATTCAATAGATAGGCATAGGCCGGGGGATTCAGAGTCTAGAAGAAGGATGGACGGTAGGGGTGTTCGTAATGAACCGTTTCCTCCTGGGCAGGAGCCTATAGGGGATGATGTCAGTAATTTAGTTATTGCTGAGAATGAGGATACTTACAAGCCCGCAGAGCTTGAAGAGAGGGCCGAGAACGAAATTGTCCGAAGAAAATTCATAGACGAAGATTCTCATAGGATTCGTACTAATGATATGGCTGCGGAGCAATATACGAATTTATCCTATGATACTCGTCTTACACCTGAGAACCAGCTAGGCGACGCTGTTTCGGGTGTTGTAGCGACTTTGCTTTCTCCCATGCTGGCAAAGAGTGGAGACGATCCTAGTAATATAGATGTGGGTCTTATGAAAGTCCTGGTTCCCGATGGTATCGAGAAACAGACTGATTTCATGGACACCAAGAATACTCTGGTTGTTGCTGGGTGGGGGAATTATTACGTCATAGATCAAGAGGGCCACAGAATTGGTATAGAGGGAATGAGGCGAGCTTTAGAGGAATTTTTAAAGCGTCCAGAATATGCCAATGTGAATATTTTCCATTCTGGGATACAGGTAGGTCAGATTCTTCCAGAATTCACTGATGAGCACGGTAAATTATGGAAAACTGAAGTAAGACCTGAGGGAATGTTTGTTGTGGCTGCCATTAGAAATGATCTTGAAGTTGCTCGTAAGGCTATGAGAGAGATAATGAAAGGCACTTTACGGGGATTCAGTATTGCGGGTAATGCTAAAGATAAAGAGTTGAAGTGTGACCATGGTAAATGCTGGACCGAGGTTACAGATATGGAAATGTATGAAGTCACCCTTTGTGTTCAGCCTATGAATCAAAATTCTTACATAACAGACATTCTTCAAATGCCGGACGCACAAGTATGCCCAGATTGCTATGAGGGTGTTCAAGTTGAGTACGATTCGAACCTTAATATTCAGGGTGTTAGTATCTAAATTTTCAATTTATAGACTTTTTGCAAAAAACTTTACATCTGTAACACTTAGTCGTTATAGTATTTAGTAACCTTTGAAGGAGGTATGAGGAATGGCAAATCGCCAAGAAGAACTGTTGCCTATTCTCAAGGCTCTTCGGGAGTATATATCCAAGGAGTATGCGGTAAATTATCCCCCGCATGTCCGTGGTGAAGATGCTTCCAACAAGGAACTTCCTGCTAACTGGCAGGATAAGCTCGACCCCATCACGGGTGGAGACACTGTGGGTAGGGACAAATTCGGATCTCAGGGCCAGAATACGACAAAAGCTGGCTCACAGTCCGAAGATGCCTATATCCATAAGTCTGAATTGGAGCAGATCCTTAAGGATTTTGTTTCCAAGCACTACGTGGATGGTATGGACGTTCAGCAACGTGGCGCACGTGGCGACAATGCTGGATTTGCCTACCCGGGTGAAGAGCGAAGAGTTCCTGAGGGCTTAGAGAAGCACCATGGGGAAGAGATGGAGAAGAACGAGGAAGAGTTGAACGGGAACGGATTCCCGCCGCCAGCAGAAGAGGAAGAGAATGGTCTTCCTACTATGGAAGAGGCTGGCGAAGAGGAAGAAGATGACGTGCTGGGCGAGGAAGAGGAAGACGAGGAGATAGAGGGCGTTGCTGCGGGCAATATGGCCTATAGCAAGGACCGAGCAGTTTCAAATCTTCTCAAAGATATTAAGGGTCTTCTAGTTCAGAAGCAGACCGAGAGGTCTGAGTTTGGCAGTCTTAAGAAAGAGTTGGACATCATAAAGAAGTCCATGCCCAATCAGATCAAGCAGGGTGTCACTGCTGGGATGAAGAAGTTCAATTTGAATCCTAGTGTTAGTGATCAGGCTACAAGGGTTCCAGTTGGGGCGGCTTCCCCTCCTGCAGCCTCGCCTATGCCTGACAAGAGAATCGGCGTTGAGGGAGAGTCTTTTGCTAAGACGGATCCCGAAGCCAATTGGGCAGCCCAGGAACAGTTTACTAACGCCGTTGAGACGATTTTGAGCGGTAACGACGCTGACGACATTCGAGGCACCTTCAAGAAGGTTAACTCGATGAGGAATCAGTCTGGTGAGCTTACGCCGCAAACCCTGTACTACTATCCTAGGAACGGGGGCGCACAGTAATGACAACGCAGAATGATCTCTCCATAGCTGAATATATCGGTGCTGCCGAGCGAAACCTTCGCTCAAGTCTGATGCCGCCTGGGTACTTTGCTAAGCAGACGTACCTGCAGGTATCGGACGTGTTCACGGCGACTTATGGCCGCAAGGTCTGGGACGCATTGAACAACCAGACCCGGTTCTGGAACATACTTCGAAAGGTACAGTGGGGTCCCACAACTGGTTGGCGTGTTCGCTCCGACAGGGGTTCGAACCGCTCTCGACCAGTGACTGAGACTGGAGCACTTCCTACTGTCGATGTCTCTGCCTATCAGGCAGTCGATTCGGCACCAAGGATTATGGCTACAGACTTTGGTGTCTCACTCAAGTCCCAGATTATGTCTGGGTTGGAAGGTGGCATGGGCGACAACCTTGCGGTTGAGCAAGAAGCTGCTGCAAGGGACCACATCAAGGAGCTTAACTCTGAGCTTCTTCTTCGCTCCAACGGAATTGTCACCACAGGTGGTGCCTCTGCTACAGGGGCAGTGTTAGGTGCTGGTAATACGTTCCGAATTGGTGACACCATTAGTGACACGGGTCTCAGTGATGCTTCAAAGGTAATTTCGGGCATCTCTGGTAACGTTCTTACTTATACTGGTGGTGGAAACCTTACAGACGGTGCTATCGCTTATGCGAAAGCCCGTGCTGGTCTGACCTCGATTGATGACATCGTTGAGCAGGACGCTCGTACTATTGCGGGTGTTACCCTAGGCTCTGGCATCGGGGCAGATGTTTACAACCAGTCCACTAGGACGGCGGGTGCGTGGAATGCTGCTGCAACTGTTCTTGCGAATAGTGGCACAGGCAGGAACCTTACCCTGTCTCTCCTAGACCAGGCCATTAGGGAAGTTCGTATCAATGGTGCGGATCCCGACGTAATCCTTATGGGTTACGACCAGTTCGACAGGCTTTCTTCACTCCTACAGGCGCAGCAGCGTTACATGGACTGGGGCGAGTTCGTTGTAAAGGTTGGCGACGAGAGTACCCTTCCCGGTTCGCATGCTGGGTTCCAGGTTTCGACCTATAGGGGTATTCCAGTCATCGTGGATCCCGACATCCAGACTTCCTACACGGCTGCGGATGCCGAACTTGGCTCTAACGTGTACGTGCTTGACACGAGGTATCTGGAACTCGCTATTGCTGCTCCTACGCAGTACATCGATAACAGGGACTTCTTCCAGGCGAACGCCTTTGTCCTTCGTGGACTCTTCTACACCATTGGTGAGTTGAGGGCACTTCGTATGGATACACACTCCAAGATCACGGATTTGAATGCTTAGTTAGGGGTTTATTAGTGGGTAGGTAGGGGATCTCAAAGTCCCCTACCTACTCTAGAGTTTTAACAACAAAATTTAGTCAGTTTTTCTTGTCATGAGTATCCGAGGGAAACCTTGGAGAGGTTGGTATAGGTGGAAGTGGCAGGAAAAGGAGTTTTTAGATGGCTGTTACATGGACAACGACAATAATTCACCGAAGTGTTTTTGGTAACAAGAGAATTGTTACCGCAGACATAGAAGCTACTGGCACGAGCACCGTCACAGCGACGGGAGATGCCTATGCTCCATCTGAGCTAGGTCTTACAGGCTTTGACATAGTCATGATGAGTGGATTCACCCTCAGTAATACGGGAGGGGCTACTCAAACAGCGGCACAGTCTGTGACTGCTGCTGATACAGGATATTTCCCTGTATATAACTATACCCAAGAGTCAATATCTACCCATCATCTGGGGCCAGCAGATCTGTCTTCGGTGGGTCCTAGCATTGTTGCTACTGGCATCAATATAACTGGTGCCAAGATAAGGCTCATGGCAGTAGGTTACTAGTTTTTACAACTGAATATTGGGTTTTGGGGTGGTACGAGTCAGCTCGACTACTGAATTTTTGACTAGAATTAGAAAAATGGGGTAGTCGTTTTGGCTACCCCATTTTGTATTGGAGAGATATGGCAAGACGTAACTGGACACAGTGTAAGTGCGGAGCAAAGTTGCACGTGAAGAAGGGCGAAAAGATGTGTTATCCGTGTAGGGTTAAGGAGAGGAAAGAATAGGGTAGGGTTATGAAAAATTTAAGTTTATTTATGGGCAAAATAAGACCTCAAATTTTCTTAGCACTATGTATTTTAGGAATAGTGGCGATATTAGGAATTTGGCACGGTCTTAATGAGGTCACGGTTGGCTGTATAGCGGGTATAATTGCGTTAGCAAAAGATGTTTTACAGGTAGATTCTGGTAATGGGGCTGAGGAAGAGTAGGGGGTTAAGGTATGGTGGAGGAGCAAGAATCTACAAAGGAAGAAGTTGGTTTAACAAGGAGAGAGTTAGAGACTGAGCTTGTAGGTGCGAAAGCTAAAATTGTAGAGCTTGAAGCAAAGACTAAAACTACACTTACAGGCTCTCAATTTCTGACAATCGTACTCGTAGGCCCGTTATTTTTGGCTTTCGTAACACTTGGAGTGTTGATTGTGTGGAAAACGACATCAAAACCTGCAGAAATTGCGCCACACCTGGATATAATTCTTGTAGCGTTCGCAATTTTCGCCAATCCTGTGACGGCAGCGGCTGGTGTGATTGTGGGTATGATGCAGGATGACGTGAGAGAGAAGAATGAGGAAAAGTAAGTGACTGAGTAGACCGATTGTCTCTAAGGAGTAATCATGAGTGACGATAAACAAAAGAAATTTAGAAATAAAAAGTTTTCTTTGCGTCTTCCTTCTTTTACAAGTATTAAGCTGGGGGGATTTGGGTCTTTTAAGCTCCCTGTTTTTGGGAAAATACGTAATCCTTTCCCGACAGGGCTTTATCTTGGTGGCGGGAAACTAATTGTAATTTCTCTTGCTACCGTGTCTCTTGGATTCGTAGCGTCTATGTTCCTTTTGCTAAGTAAAGGAGAGCAGGAGATTACTTGGCCCATGACTGGGGCGGTTTACGAAGCTCCTAGTATGATTGGGGCCAGAGTTGTAGACGAAGAAACTCCTATGGAAGCCTCACAGACGTTGCAGATTAACCTTCCAGGCGGAATACGCCTGGATGAGATTAATCTGGTAAACATTTCTCTGGGTAAGGCTGCTCTAGCTACTGCTTTTCAGATTGCTGGAACTAGTACGGCTTACATTGTTGTTGATGATTTAATAATTAAAAATTCAGAGTTCCCAAGTATGGACTTTGCGAATTCTGAGTTCTACGCCATTAATGCAACCACCTCTGTAGTAGCTGCAGGTCATACTTTTAACATGACGGCTACAACTACTCTCTCAGACATCACTATTGGTAGTGGTAGGGGTGTTGCTTCTTACGATGCTAAGGACATGGTAGTTGACAGAATTATAATTGAATGCACAGGCAGTTCAGATTGCGTCATTGATACGATAACTATTGATGGTGTCAAAACATGGATAGGCACCTTTGACTTGGATTATGTTAAAGCCGGAACACTTACCCTAGAAACCCTTAGAGTTGGTGATGATGGAGACATTAATTCGGCTGATCTTGTGATTAACAGTACAGTTTATTTCACCTCTGTAACGGATGGCGTGGTAGAGGAGCCTGTAAATATAAAATAGGCTGAGGGTATTATTAATAGGTTAAGGTAAAGGGAGAGAGAGATGGTTATTTTAGGAGCGATACGTTTGGGATTGGCAATAGCAAGTAGGTTGAAAGATATGGAGGATCGTATCTCATTATTAGGTACGCTGACTTTAGCTGTGGGTGATGATGGAAAAGTTACGCCTATTGAGTGGGCTACTATAGGTAAACGCCTAGGTGTGTTTGATGTTAAGTAAATTGATGTCCTGGTTTGTTGGAAGAAGCGGTAAATTGAAGGGCCATGAATTTGGTGTAGTCAGGTTTGGCCCCCAAGAATTGCCTATGGTTCCTTTCAAGCATCCTCATATAGGAAAGGTTAAACTTTTTTATGTGGACGCTAAGGTCAGGGACAGACTGTCAAAGGTAAATAAATAATGCCAGCACCTACTTTACGTACAAATATTGAATTGATGCAGCCCCTACCTAATTACAGGGGGTTTACCACTACTACTTCTAGTGCGTCTGCTACTACTGTTATTGATGTTTCCTCTGTTATGGAGGAAGCCAACAGAATCACATTCGTAGTGGAGTTAGGGGATCTGTACATCAATTTTAATGGTGCGGCTACCAGTGACGGTACTTCTATGATAGTTCCAGCCGGGACCGGTTATACAGAGGAGATGATGCGGATAACTGGGTTGATTTCAATTATGCGGGTTGGGACTACAAATGGTCGTATTCGTGGTTGTGTGTGGGGGAGGTAGGTGACTTATCCACACGCAGGAAAATCTGATGAAGTAATAAAGCTTCGCCTAGATATAGAGTTGATGCAGCCGTATGAGGCTTTTAAACCTTTTACGTTGACCACTAGTGGAGATACCGCAGAAACGATTTTTACAGTTTCAGAATTTATGACAGAAGCGAATCACATTACGTTGGTTGTTGATCGGGCAGATATGTATATAAATTTTAACGGAGATGCCACAACATCTGGTACTTCTATGTTGCTCCCCGCTGGTACTGGGTACACAGAGGAGTTCATTAGGCTGACTGGGAAGATTTCAGTGGTACGTGCGGGTTTATTAAATGCGAGGATAATTGGTGCTGTTTGGGGCACAAACTAATAGAGTTACGGGGGGCTTAGAATGCCATTAGACAAAGGTTTTGAGTTTCGTTTTGGGGAGCACGAATTTCGGACAGTACGGGAATCGATTGCTGCTCCAGTTAAGTTTGTTCCTTTTAGTAAGACTTTAGCAACTACTAATACTGCTGAGGATTTGTTGACCACTGATCCTGATGTACCTGCGTATAATTTGGTTACTAATCCCCATATGGTTGGCAGCGGGACTCCTCCTGCAGGATGGACTGCTGTCAGTGCTACGGTGACTAGGGTAACCACTACTCCTAGGGTAGGCAGTCATTCCATGTCAGTTGAGACAGGCAATGCGGTGGCTGCTGAGGGTGCTTACTTTGAAGCAGCAGATATTCCACCCGGGAATTACGCCTTATCTGTCTATTTGAGGCGTGATGGTGGGGGGACTGCATATGTTAGGGCTTCCAGTGATGGTGGTACTACATTTACTAATGGCAATGTAGTCACTATGGCAAATAACTGGAACGGTAGAAGTACAGTATTTCATAAGGTTAAGACTACCGAGACGAGTATTAGGCTTTATGTAGTTACCAATACCCAACAAAATATCACGTACTTAGTAGATTCTGCTCAAATAGAGCCATCGTGGCACGTAGTTATGGGGAGTGGAACTTCAACTAGGGATCCCAATCCTCCCGTAGCGGCAGTTACTGCAGTTGTAGATCCTCTCAGTGACAGATTCTCACGGTGGCTTGGTACTACTGATGCGTCTAATTCAGTTCGTGAGCCAGGATTGAATGAGATTCATTACGTATATATGTGGGCAAGCCATGATACCTACGTAGATTTTGATAGGACGGTAGCTATTCGCACGGCTACTCCGTTGGGATATTATTTGACCGCTGGGATAGCCTATGCCCTAGATATACATAAAATAGTTAAGAATAATATTTCCTTTGTTAATGCGTCAGGAAGTGAAACACCTAAGGTCATCGGTTATGCGATGGGCTTTTAGGGAGGATCCTAGATGGGACTTTTCAATGTATATACAGTTTCGAACGCCTACAGGAGTGATTATTTTCAGTATCTGAGCGAACAGTGGGCAAACGACACCGATGAATTCACTGGGGCTTGGAATCGTAGCAGCACTTCTTTAATTACTCGTGTCAAAACTGATACGGATATGCCGAAGGCGCAGATTGCATTAACGTCTAACACGGCTGCACGTCTTCGAACTATTTTTACTTTTAGGGCCACTCCCGGTAAGTTTACTGGAGCGGGTTCTACTACCATGGTTCGGGGTACTTTCATTGAGTGGGAAGCTAAATTATCTAATGTAGCTAACGTAGATAACTCCATTTTCTTTATGGGAGTGAATGCTTCTGCATCAGCTACGAGAGCAACCACTAATTTAATTGCATTTGGGTTATCCAGTGATAGTTTAATGGCTGTTTCTGATAATGCGGGTACTGAGACTACCACCGCTATTTCAGGTATAACTTTGGCTGATCGTAATATGTATCGTCTGTCTATAACGGGTGGACAGATAGAATATTCTGTTAATGGAAATATTCTGGCTACTCACACTACTAATATTCCCGATGTAATTGGGTATCTTCAATTTAACCACGATACAGAGGCAGGGGCTTCTAATTTAGATATAGGTTTTGTTCATGTGTTTTATCGTGGTGTTGAGGATACTAGATCCTTTTAGGGGGGGCTATAGATGCCTGTTGATCTGAGACAAATATCATTTTATCCGCTAAAGCGGCAATATATCGTTAGTGATTCTGAGCCTGGAATAGAGGTCGTTCAGAGCGGAAGCGGTGCCTATTTAAAATGCACTGATGAGAATGATGCGGTTGTTTTCCAAGTAGCGAATGATGGATTAATCTCATCTGCTGCTGGAGCGGCTGAGTATTCGACACTCCAGTCCTCCTCTGGAACTCCAATCACACTGGTTGCTCAGGGATCCAATCAGGATGTGCGGTTTATGCACACCGCCAACAGCACTGCCAATGTGATGATGTTCCTTGACGGGGCCACCAAGCATATGAGTATAGGTGGTGCCCATGACTCTACTCCTGACAGTAGGCTCCATGTTTTTGGTGCTACCGCAGGAAGTGTCACAGCAGTAACAGATACAATCATAACTGCTGAGAATGATGATAATGCTTTTATCAGCCTCTTAGCTCCAACCTCTAGCGGAATTCTATTCGGAGATGTGGCTGATGCGGATATAGGCCGTATCACCTACACCCATTCTGATAATGCTTTAAATCTTTATGTATCTGCTTCTCAACAGTTTGCTTATACCGACGCTACTTTGCAGTTCAAAAAGGCTACGAGTCTTACAACCAGTGCTGGTGCATTAACTATTGCCCCAGTATCGGGTGCTCATTTAGATCTTACTCTGGGTGGTGCGGGTGATCTTAGGGTAAACACAAGTCAACTCTATGTGGACACGAGTGCTGCCAGGGTTGGTGTGAATACGGCTACTCCTTCTGCTGGGTTAGAGGTAGTGGTTTCTGAATCTGCTACTGTCCCTGCTCTTATGGTTCAGAATTCTTTTAATGCTGCTTCTAATCAGGTAGCAGTTTTTAGGGGGTCTAATAGAGGCACGGCTGCAGATAACGATAGTTCTTACATCACTTATGAGATGGAAGATTCGGCTGGAAATATGGTGGAAGTTGGTCGCCAGATATGGCAGATCAATGATGTAACCAGCAATACGAAAGATTCTAAGTTCACCTGGCAGGTTATGGTGAACAATACTTTAACTGACATGTTGGAGATTAGTTCTTCAGCCGCTGCTGTACCAACTGCCACGTTTGCCAGCGGTGATGCCATATTCAATGACAATGTTTCTATTAGATTAGGGACTGCTGGTGTAGAGGCCGATCTTTCTTCCAATGGGACCGATGTTAAGTGGGAATTTGCTGCTACTGCTGATCTTCTCATTGGTAGAGCTAGTTCACCTGCTCCTGATGGGCTTGTACACATATGGGCAGCGACTGCTGGTTCGGTGCAAGCTCCTACGGATTCATTGCTCACTCTTGAGAAAGATGACAATGCATACATTACTTTTTTGGCTCCTACTGTCAGCGGTATTAATTTTGGCGATGCTGCCGATAATAATGTTGGTAGTATTACTTATACTCATTCAAGCAATACTTTAAATACCACCATCAATGCCGCTTCCCAGTTAAATCATACTGATGGGGCATTTGCCTTTGCCAAAGCCACAACGGTCAGTACTTCTTCTGGAACTCTGACTATAAATGCATTCACCGCTGGCGGTGCCATAAATTTTGCTAGTCAGGCAATGACTAGTGTAGATATAAACTCTGGGACTATTGGCGGGGTTACGATTGATGGTACTTCTACGGCTACGGCTGATGTTACTTTCAATGACAATGTAAAAGTGACATTAGGCACTGGTGGAGATGTAGATGTCTACTATGACGCTACTGATATGGTCATCAATACCCGGGTTGCTGGCACTGGAGATTTAGTAACACACAGTCAGATTGTCTGGGGTACTGGAGTAGCTGTAACAGCCGCTGACTATTCCATAGGCAGGGATGCTGATGGTACGAATCAGATGCATCTTAATGTGCCCTCCAGTTCTGGATGGGAATTTTCGATAAATGACACTGCCAAGCTCACTTATGCTACTGGTGCATTTAACTTTACTGAAGCTACTTCGATTACCACTTCTGCAGGTCAATTGACTATTGATGGTGCTGGTGGGGTTGTTATTAATGAGGACGGAGATGATGAGGATTTTCGCATTGAGACTAATAGCAATGCCAATACCTTAGTTATAGATGCCAACACATTTGGTGGTACGGGTTCGATTGGACTAGGAAATGCAGTAGTAAATACTGCTTACCTACGAATAGCTCCCATAGCGATTACATCGACTGCTGACCAGCCGTATGCTGCGGTACGAATCGCTCCTGTTGGTGTAACGGTTCCTAGTGGAACATCCTCAGTAGTCTCTAGCCTTACTGTAGTAGAGCCAGTTATATCTGCCACAGGCACGGTGACGGTTGCTGCTACAGTTTATATTCAGAATGCACCTACTGAGGGTACTAATGATTATGCTCTCTTTGTAGATGCTGGGGCTACTCGACTTGATGGAACCTTAACCGCTAGTGGCGGCGGAGCACTAACTGGAACATGGTCTGATCTTGGAACTGTAAGCACCATAGATATAAATGGTGGGTCTATAGATGGGATTACATTAGGGACTAATGCTGCTGTTACTCAAGCTGTAATTGATGATATTGACCTAAACGGCAAGGTCATCACCATGACAGGCAGTAGCAGCGACACGGCAGTATTCACTGCTGGCACTAACGGCACGTTAAGTATAGTAACCACTGACGCTGCCGCTGCCGCCGCAAATATTCAGATCACTGCTGATGGCACAGTGGACATAGATTCGGCTGGGGTACTCACATTAGATTCTGGAGCAGCTATTAATTTAGAACCTGCAGCAGGGTCAGCTATTCTTCTTGACGGGACAATCAGCATTGATGGCGGTGCAGTGACAGGGGTGGTAAGTATTTTCCAAACCGATGTAAAAATTGGTGAGGATGATGAGACCAAGATAGATTTTGAGACTGTTAACACTATTAATTTCTATGTAAACAATGCTAAAGATTTAGTTTTATCTGAAAATGCCTTAACTCCCGGCACAAGTGATGGCACTGCTTTGGGAACTACGTCTCTGATGTGGTCTGACTTATTCCTAGCAAGTGGGAGTGTAGTCAACTTCAATAATGGAGATGTAACGCTCACTCATTCAGCTAATACTCTTACCTTAGCGGGGGGGACACTAGCTGCTGCCGCCATAACAGGCACCACGATTGATGCTTCGACTGACTTTACGATTGGAAGTACGGTTATTACAGACGATGTAATAACTTTCACCCCAAGCTCCAGCGATACCGTAACACTGACCTCTTCTACAAATGGAGCCTTTTCACTTGTAACAGTTGATGACGCTGCGGCAGCAGCTAACATTCAGATTACCGCCGATGGGACAGTAGATATAGATTCTGCAGGAGTGCTGACCTTAGATTCTGGTGCCGCTATTAATTTAGAGCCAGCGGGGGGATCTGCCATTCTGCTTGATGGGACAATCAGCGTTGACGCTGGGGTAGTAACAGGCGCAACAAGCATTACATCCACAGCATTTCTAGGGACTCTTGATGGAGTTGTGGGAGGGAATACTCCCGCTGCAATTACAGGCACAGCCATTATAGGCACAACAATAGATGCCACTACCGATTTTACTATCGGTTCTCTTGTTATTACTGATGATTCAATAGTAATGACTCCAACTGCCAGTGATACAGTAACTATTGCTGGTGCCGCTAATGGAGCCTTCTCTATTGTTACTGTAGATGCTGGTGCTGCAGCGGCTAATATTCAGATTACTGCCGATGGAACGGTAGATATAGATTCTGCGGGTGTTCTCACTCTGGATTCAGGAGCGGCGATCAATCTAGAACCTGCGGCAGGGTCTGCGATCCTTTTGGATGGAACTATAAGTGTCGATGCGGGGGTGGTCACTAATGCGACTAGTATTACTTCAACAGATTTTGTTGGAAATATAACTGGAACCGTTCTTACTGCGACTCAAAACAGTATTACCACCATGACGGGTTTGGTTACCACTGGAGCTTTGAATGCTGGTTCTATCACCTCTGGATTCACTTCTATAGATGTAGGATCAGGAGCCATAACCACAACTGGCACCGTTACGACTGGTGCGCTTGCCATAAATGGCAACATTACTACAGCCGCTGCTCGTACCTGGACTCTGTTGGATAACGATGCCACTGCTCTTAGTTTTGATGCTTCTGGTAAAACAGGTATGCTCGTTTTTGATACTAGAAATGGTTCTGAACGAGTAACTCTGAGTGGCAATGTGTTGGTATCTGGAGACTTTGAGGTAGCTGGTTCTAGTACAACAGTCAGTACGACTGTCATAGTTGCCGATCCATTAGTAGCTCTGGCAACGACTAACACTGGCAATGCAGTTGATATTGGATTTTTTGGTAGGTATCGCACAAATGGTACAAACCTCTACACAGGGTTTGTTTGGGATGCAAACGTTTCCAAGTACATTCTTTTCCATGGAAATCAGGCTGCACCTGACACAACTGTAAACACAGGTGGAACAGGGTACACCGCTTCTACACTAGTTCTTGGAACTCTTGAGTCATCGAATATTGCTGCCCATACCTTAACGGGTAAGCTGACTGCTGGTTCTGTAGAGATAGAAGGATCAGGTTTCGATATAAATGGCGGAGATATGACTGGTGTCACTATCTCTGGAGCTTTGACATGGTCTGCTGCCCAGGATTTAAACAATCAGGCGTTAACTAATATCAATGTGGATTCGGGTGCTATAGATGGAGTAACTCTAGGCACTAACTCTGCAATAACTAATGCAGTTATTGATGATGTGGCTATCAATGGCAAGGTAATCACTATGACAGGTAGTGCCAGTGATACTGCGACCATGACCGCAGCCACTAACGGTGCTTTTTCTCTCGTTACGGTTGATGCTGCTGCCGCTGCTGCAAATATCCAAATCACGGCAGACGGAACAGTGGATATAGATTCCGCTGGAGCATTAACACTGGATTCTGGGGCTGCGATTAATCTGGAACCTGCCTCTGGGTCTGTAATCTTGTTGGACGGCACAATAAGTGTTGATGCTGGTGTAGTAACGGGAGTTACGGCGTTTACCTCCGCTACGATTGATGCTACTACTGATTTTACGATTGGTTCCCTTATTATTACTGACGATCAGATACAAATGACTCCAACTGCCAGCGATACAATAACTATTGCTGGCGCAGCTAATGGAGCCTTTTCTATTGTTACCGTCGATGACGCAGCGGCTGCTGCCAACATTCAGATCACTGCTGATGGTACGGTAGACATTGATTCAGCGGGAGTCCTGACATTAGACTCAGGTGCTGCTATCAATATAGAACCTGCGGGTGGGTCCGCTATTTTACTTGATGGCACTATTAGTATAGATGCGGGAGTGGTGACCGGGGCGACCAGCATCACTTCTACGGCATTTCTAGGTACTCTTGATGGCGTTATAGGAGGAAACACCCCTGCGGCGATTACAGGTACAACCATTGATGCAACTACTGACTTTACTATAGGTAGTACGGTTATTACTGACGATGTAATCACATTTACTCCAAGTTCTAGTGACACTGTAACTATGACCTCCAGTACGAATGGAGCCTTTTCCTTAGTTACAGTTGACAATGCCGCTGCTGCTGCAAATATCCAAATTACAGCGGATGGAACTGTAGATATAGACTCAGCGGGTGTTCTCACTCTGGATTCAGGAGCGGCTATTAACATAGAACCTGCTGGTGGTTCTGCCATTCTGCTCGACGGAACTATCAGTATTGATGCAGGTGTGGTTATTGGAGCAACCAGCATCACTTCCACTAATTTTGTAGGAACTGTCACTACAGCTACTCAAAATAGTATTACCACTATGACGGGCTTGGTTACTACAGGAGCCTTGAACTCAGGTTCAATAGCCAGTGGGTTTGGGGCAATAGATATTGGTTCGGATAACCTAACTGCCACAGGCACGATATCGCTGGGAGCGACCAGTTTTAACGATCAGAACCTGACAAATGTAGGGGGCATAGCATTAGATACGATTACTTCTGATGCTGGTGCTGGAATCACTATTACGCCTACTACGGATACTTTCTTTTCTAATGGTACTGGTGTGGTAATAGGACATACGGCTCAGTTGACTGTTTCCGCTGCAGACGGTGCTACTCCCCGTCAACCAGAGTTTCAGATAGCTGGAACTGTAGGCACTATAGATGGGGCAGCATTGATTACCACCTTCAATACGAATGGGGCGGGTATTGGGAACGCATCGACATTGAATTTCGCTAAGAGTAGAGGCAGTTTTGGTACTGTTGGCACGGCAGTGGGGGTTACTGATTCTCTTGGTACGATAGTTGCATATGGTGATGATGGTACTGATATGTATTCACCTGCCGCAGCCATTCATTTTGAGGTTGATGGCACAGTTGGAACGGGTGTAATGCCAGGGAAAATAGCGTTCTACACGACTCCAGCTAGTTCAGAAGCTTTAGCAGAGAGAGTGCGTATTGATGCTCTTGGTCGTGTCTTTATAGGGGACACTACTATTGGCACTTCGGTAGATATGGATACAGCGGGATTGGTCATAAATCAAGCAGGTGGGGATAAGCATATATTGGCTCTTAAATCATCCGATGTGGGTCATGGTATGACCACCGTTGCCGAGACTGATACTTATGGTTTTATTGAGAAGAGCGATACTATGGGTGGTTTACGTATAGAAGGTCTTAAAGCTTCTGGTGGCACTCATTCTGGATTATCCATGAGGGGTGTCATAGATGGTACGCAAAACAGCACTAAAGGGACTGCTGGGACTGGCACTATAACTTTAGATACTGCCATTAGGAATGGAACTGGGGTAACAGCAGTAGGAGCTAACGGTAATATATTTTCTATTCGAAATAATGGAGCGACTAGGTTCATATTTGATGCTGAAGGCGATTTTTATTCAGATGCCAGTATCAATGCTGATTTCTACGATGACTACAATGACCCTGTGCTAGTAAGAGATTTGGATTTAGCCATTACGCAGCGGTTTGATCAGTGGACTCAGTACAACAGGGCAGATGTGGAGAGAGCCAAGTTAGTTCACTTCGATGAGAAGGATCAGCCCTTCGTTAACTGGACTAGGGTATGGAAGCTCCACAATGGTGCAATCTGGCAATTATATGAGAAAATGGAGAGGTTAGAAGAAGAGAATAAGTCCTTGAAAGAAAATCTCTCAAAGATGTTGACGGAGGGTTAAATGGGAATCTCTCTATCAGGTTTAACTGAATCATCTACTGGAAATCTGACCATCTCTGCTGGATCAGGTAATGATGTCCTGATTGGGAATGGTTCAACTCAGATTTTTATAGATGGCGGCACTGATACTTTAGGTATTGGTGGCACTGCGGTATCAGGATCACGCCTTAACATCGAGACTGGGGCGGTTGCCCTAGATTTTATTACTTCTACTGGCACGGCGGTCAATGTGATCGCTGACACTGTCAATGATACTAGCGGTGCAGCTACGCTTGCTATTGTTCCTACTGTCCAGATAGGGGTAATGACATATACCTCTACCAACTCTATGACTTATACCGACACAGCTTCTTTATATATTGCTGGGATTCCCGCTGCTTCCACTAATGTAACGTTCACGAATGCTGCATATGCGCTCTGGGTTGATGCTGGAGCAGTTAGATTTGATGATCGCACATTCTGGATCGGGGGCATCGCTTACGAATTTCCCGCAGACAATGGCAATGCAAATGAGATGTTGTTAACTGATGGGAGCGGGAACCTTTCCTGGTCGTCAGTAGCCAGTGCTTCCGTGGCTACTACGGTAACGGTTACAGACAATGAGGACACAAATGAGAACAATCTGATTCCATTTGTAGCCAACGCAGCTACTTCTACTGGCAATCATGGACTGGAGATGGATGGAGATTTCACCTACAGTCCCAATACAGGAAGGCTTACTGCTACCCAGCTATCTGGAACCCTGCAAACTGCGGCTCAAGGTAATGTTACTAGTCTTGGAACTTTGACTGGGTTGGGTTTATCGGGCGACATTTCACTTGCTGCTGCTGCTATCGTTTGGACGAGTGGCGCAACTACCGTTGGTAGTGAATATAGTATTCAGCAAGACTCTGCTGGGACTGACCATCTTCAGTTTAATGTGCCAAGTGGTAAGGGATTCAAGTTCTCCATAAATGCTGTTGAAGAGGTTATTTGGTCTACAGGGGCACTTGCTTTTCAGCAAGCAACGACTCTCAGTACAACGGCAGGTAACTTAACTCTTTCTGCTGCTACTGGAGCGGATGTACTGATTGGTGATAACGCTACGATTTTATATGTGGATGGTGGTACAGGTACTGTAGGTATTGGAGCAGCAGCCACTGCGATCAATCAGGTAAAGATTGCAAGTGCACTTGAAACTGCAGACAGCAATATGCTCTACGCCTATAGGAGTTACACGGACGCTACCAATAACACCATTCAGGGCATTAGGGTAGAGCAACAGAGAGGTAGAACCAGTGCAGCCTTTACAGGCAGTTCTCTTGGTATAAAAGTCACCAATCAGTTAGCGGATGGCAACAGGCAAGCATGGACTAGAGCGGTTGGTGGTTTAGTTGGCGTTGATGTGTTGTTGGGTTCTGGTGGCGCAAACGCTACAGGTACTGTGACGGCAGCGGTAGGATTTAACTCCTATATTACGATGGCTGGCTATGGTGCTAATGCGACTACCACCAATTATATAGGCTTTAGGGACGCTGGCTTGGGTAATGGGACAACTACCAATAGGTATGGTTTTTATGTAGCCGAAACTTCTGGAACAGTTACCAACAATTACGGACTTTATGTAGAAGAATTAACTCAAGGTAGCTCCCTAGACTATTCTATCTATACCGCTGGTGCTACGCCAAGCTATTTTGGTGGCAATGTAACTCTAGCTGGCAGTAGTAATAACAACACTGTCTTAGATATACAGGTTCCCGGTACTGGTGATCCGACAATAACCTTTACTGGTGCTGGTACTTCAGTTGATTGGCATATAGGTGTTGATAACAGTCATGCTAGCGAGGGTTTATATCTTGGTAAGGGAACTGCGGTTGGAACTGATGCTTATATAAGACTTGATGGAAGATACTCTGCTGGGAGTTTCCTAATAGGGTTGGCCCATGACCCTGCCGCTATCACTTTAGCTGAAGCATCTAATTCTCGTCTATATATGACATACATTGCGGGAAATACCGTAAGGTTCACTGGCGGCACACAGATGACTTCAGTAGACGGGTCTACTCTTTATGTAGATGCACCCAGTCTTGTAAGTGGAAATAATGCTGCCATAACAATAGATGCATATAACACTATCTATACAAAAACTCCTCGTGAAAATGATGGTTACGTTGCCCTCACTACTGCCGCAGCAATAAGAATTTCTGATGGCGGCAATGCTAGTCATCCCGCTGCAAATAACATTGGTTTATATGTAGAAAGTTTAACTACTGGTACTAATGATTATAGTGTTTATACTGCTGGTACTACACCAAGTAATTTTGGTGGGGCCATCCACGCTGACGGTGCTATAACTGGTGCTAGTTCATTGGATATTGCTGGTAGGGCTGCTATCGGTTCTGGCGCAAGCGTTGGAGCAACTACTGGGCTGCATGTCAACGAGCAACAGACAGACCCTGCTGGCCTTGTAGGAACCATCTCGTACATTATTCCCACACTGTCTTCTGGAGCGAGTGCGAATATCTTTCAAGGCTTCCGTGTAGTCAACGATCTACGTGGTAACCAGAACTATACAGAGACAGAGGATGGGGCGCAGACAGGGAATGCTGGCATCAGCATAGATATGATTAATCGGGCTACTGCCACTGTCACTGAAATGTTCGGAGTGACTGCCCATATCAGGAAATTTTCAACTGGAGCGGTGACAACCGCAGCAGCTTACAAGGTCGGAACTTGGGGAAACTTCAACTCAACTAATGCCATTACTACTTTAAGCGGATTGCATGTTACCAACCCGACTGCGACAGGAGGGATAACTACCCTCTATGGTATCAAGATAGATGACCTGACGACTGCTGGTACGGAGTGGTCAGTCTACACTGGTTCAGCCCCAAGTTATTTTGGTGGGTCGGTTACTGCAACTAGCACGATTTCCCATACCGGGGCATCCCACAACCACGAACTCGATGGTAGCGGCGGCTCTGTCTCGCATCTAATCTCAAACACCGGGACGGCTGCGAATGATGTGGCGTATCTGGAGTTAAAGACCGCAGGGGTTACTCACGGGACATATACGGCTCCACATGTTCGCTTTACCACTGGCGCAGGGGCATCACCACATAATTGGTACACAGGCACTGACCTGACGCAGTACGAGGATGACACGTTCTATATCGGGACTGGCACTACCGTTGGGAGCAATGCCAAGGTTTCCATCAGTAGTCAGGATGGTCGGAATGTACCGGGGTTCCGAATAGACCCAACAGACTGGACTTCTAGCGGGACGACCAGCGATGTGGGTGGGTACACGTTCAGAACTCTGGCGCATAACATCACTTGGAGCAGCGACCCAGGTGATAACAATGGGGCGAAGTGGCAGATTAACTCGATGGCGGGCGGGACGATGGTGAACAGTTCCTCCGCTCAGACGTTTGGTTCGGCGATGGGAGCAACTACGCTTTACGTCGTCCCACCTTCGGCTGGTTCAAATATCACGTTCACCCACGCTTCGGGTATCAATATCGCCAACGTCGCATCGGCAGGGACGACCACGAATCTGTACGGCATATATATTGATGACCTGAGTGGCGGTGCCACTAACTATGCTAT